AAGAATGCCGAGGCCGAGAAGAAGGCCGCGGAAGAGAAGGCCAACGCCGAGGCCGAGAAGAAGGCCGCGGAAGAGAAGGCCAACGCCGAGGCCGAGAAGAAGGCCGCGGAAGAGAAGGCCAACGCCGAGAAGAAAGAAGAGGAGATGCAGAACTCCCTCCGGGCCGAGCGCCTTCGCCGGGAAAATGCCGAGAGGCAACTTCGTGAGGAGCGCTTCAACGCCCTTCGTACAATTTCAGAGATGCGCGACGGAGACGGCCTGTCGATCCCCACTGGGATCCACTCAGCCGATGACAAGGAAAATCTCGGGCGGGCGCGCTACGGCTCCTGCCGGTAGGAACCCGCCATGACGAGCAGCAAGAGCCGTACCGCTAAGTACAAATCCGCACACGAGAGGTAAATAACATGGCTGCATTCGTGCCCCCTGTGTACCCCAACCAGTTCGAACAGACCCCTGCCCGGGGCGACCTCGACCTGGCCATCATGAAGTCCGGCGTGATCGTCGGCGTCCTCGGCGGAGCCGCCTCCGTCGTGGCCGGTGACCGCGTCAAGATCGACACGACCAATACCGCCCCCGGCTCCATCCGCCTCGTCCCCGCGATCGACACCGAGGCCGCGCTGGGCGTCGTGAAGCGCACTTCCAAGCAGTCCACGTTCGCCGTGGGCGACCAGATCGAGGTCACCTTCCAAGGTGGTCCCGTGGTCTACGAGGTGGCCAACGCCACCATCACTCCCGGTATCGCCGTCTCCATGAACGCCGGGTTCGTGGACGTCGTCGCCGGTGGCCGGCTCGCGATGGGCCTGTCGCTGGACTACGCCGTACAGTCCGGAATGCTCCGAGTCCTCACGGGCTTCGTCGCTTCCTAAGTACAATCCTAACGAGAGGTGACAAGAAACCTATGAGACACGCAGAACTCCTCAACTCCCTCCGCAAGGGGGACAAGAAGGTCATCGAGCAGTACGGCAGCCATCCTATGTTGCTGAACTCGCTCCTCAGCATCGCGCAGCACCCCGTGGCGTGGAAGCCCGGGATGGAGCGCGAGCTCATGAACTCCAACGGGTCCGTGAACCAGTCCGCCTTGGGGTATCAGTACACCATCCAGACCACGACCCTGATCGCGGCTGAGACCATCGCTCAGAAGTTTTACGAGGAGGCCGTGGCGGACTTCGCGCCGGTCCTCGTGGGCCGCGGTCCGTGGATGGAAGACATCAAGACCAACCTGACGTTCGACGCTGCCGGCCCGTTCGAGTCCGGCGTGCAGGACCTGGCGTCGCGCGATCAGATCGGCAACGTGGAGGTCGGGATGTCCCCGATCAACGCGAAGATCGCAACCTGGGCCAAGGGGTACATGTACTCCTTGCCGGAGATCCAGAAGGCCTTGGCGAGCAACAACTGGGACGTCGTGGCGGCGAAGTATAAGGCCCTCACGAAGAACTGGCAGCTCGGTATCCAGAAGGTCGGGTTCCTCGGCCGTCAGGCCGACCTGACCAACTACCCGGGCCTCCTGAGCAACCCGGGCGTGAACGTCAACGCTGCGTTCATCGGCGGGCCGATCAGCGACATGGACGCCACCGCGTTCCAGGCCTTCGTCGCCGGCATCATCGGCCTCTACCTGGCGAACGCCAACGACACCCGGTACCCCAACCGGTTCGTCATGCCGCGCGCAGACTTCGTCGGCTTGGCCGCTCCGGTGAGCTCCGCCTTCCCGATGATCTCGAAGCTCGAGTACCTGGAGAAGGCCTTTAAGGCCATCTGCGGCGCCGACTTCAAGATCCTGTGCACGGCCTACGCGAACAAGGCTCGCAACGCGGGCTTCTGGGCCGTCGGCGGCACGGACCGGTACGCGCTGTACAACGCGGACCGGGAGACGATCCACATGGACATCCCTGTCGACCTCTTCATCAACGCTCCCGCCACCGGCAACAACTTCCAGTGGCAGGGCGTGGGCGCCGGGCAGTTCACGGGCATGATCGTCTACCGTGCTCCCGAAGTCATGTACTTCGACGACGCGTCCAGCCTCTAATCCGGGACTTCCTAAAACTGCTTTCCAGCATGTGCTGGAGAGCAGACTAGGAAGTCTCAGACACAGGAGGTAGCACGATGGCAGAAGTCAAGGAAGGGGAGCAAGCCGCAGTGAAGATGGTCGCGGTCCTGAATAGAAGTGAACAGTCGACGCATACCACCAGCGTCGGAGCTCTGCGGCCAGGTCAATCCATCGAAGTTCCGGAAGCGGAAGCCAAGAAGCTCTGCGGCTACAAGCACATCGTCTTGGCTAGCTCGGTCGTGGCGTCCGCCGGGAAGGCCGAGGACCTGCAGGCCGAGAATCTCCTCTTGAAGAGGAAAATCGAAGCCTTAGAGGCCAAAGAGGCGACCCTCGCGGAGCGCTTGAAGGAGTTCCTCGGAGCCACCACCAAGAAGGACCTGGAAGCTCTCCAGGAGAAGTACGGGAACAAATAAGGAAACACTATGGCCTCCACGCCGCCTGTGACGATCGCAGACTTTAAGACGCGCTTCGTTCGCGACTTTAAGTATGGCACAGGTCTCGACAAAGTGATGGACTCGGATATAAGCGCTGCTATGACAGACGCTTTGACGATGTTCAACCCGTCCCTGTTCTCAACAGCTGACGGTAAGGTTGCGTTCCTATACGCGACTGCTCACTACCTCGTGATCAACGTCCAGGCGGCTGGAGGTCTCGGTTCCAACAATCAGGGCCTTGGAGTCGGCAACGAGTCTGAAGGTACCCTGTCTGGTAAGAGCGTCGGAGGAGTTTCACTTAACTTTATCAGCCCTCCCGATATCGTGTCGAAGAATCCAACACTCCTTCAATTTTGGAAGACGGACTACGGTCAGAAGTATCTGGGGATGCTCGTGCCAAAGCTTGTGGGACCATTCGGTTACGTATACGGTGAGCAGGAGGCCGGCGACGGATCCAGTGTTCCATTCGCGGAGTACTAATGGCTAAGAAGACCGTCAAGAATAGGGTGGTAAAAGACCTCACAGGTATCTATGACCTGGGGGCGAAGCTCACCACCTTGGCCGACGGCCACTACCATATCCAGATAGGGATCTTCGGTAATAAGGACGGTCGTGAGAAGGGCGGGGTTACCAACGCAGAGATCGGGTTCATTCACGAGATGGGAGCCAAATCCGGCAAGATCCCGCGCCGGTCGTTTCTGTGGCTCACGTTCGACCGCAAGGGTCCAGTTTTGGAAATCATGTTCAAGGATATTATGAAGGGTATCCTCGACCCGACGATTGCGAAGAGCGGTCAATCGAGAGACGAGGGAAAGATCAAGGCTGGACTCAAGAAGGTTGGTATGGCCGCGGAGAACCTGGTGCAGATGGCCTTCCAGACAGGAGGGTTTGGCTGGTGGGCTCCTTTGCAGCCAGGGACCATCGCCGCGAAGGGATCCGGCAAACCTCTAATCGATACCGGACAACTTCGGCGTTCGATTGCATCGAGGGTACGAAAGTGAGCCTTCCTCGGATGCGCCAAGCTCTGCGAGGCCTCGTCGATCCTATGACGGTGCAAATCGTGAAGCGTACCACCTCTGACAATGAGGTCGTAGAGGAAGTCGTGGAGGAGAAGGTCATCTATGGAGTACTCCTCCCTATGAAGGCCACCGAGATATCGGTTAAGCCAGAAGGTGAGCGCGCGTGGCGATGGTTCACCTACTACTCCCAGGAGAATCTGGAGCTCGGATGGTCGTTCATCGACGTCGTTGCTGGGTATCGATACCGCGTCATGAAGGTGGAGGACTACGATCGGGCAGGATTCTTCATCTACGATCTGGTGCAGAGGCCGAAGGAGGGATCTGGTCATGTCTGAGATCCTCCGCGAGCCGGCGAAGATCGTCGCTGACCTCGTTCGCGCTGAGCTCGAACTCGACACGGCTCACTGTATGGTTGGGGACCAGCCGTGGGAGATCCCATCGGATACCAAGCTCTTCGTCTCGGTACACGATGACGGAGGACCGATCATCGGAGTCTCGTCTGAAATCGACGAGACTGTTAGCCCACTCAAAGAGATCCAGAAATCCACGATCCTGCATGACATTCGCATTGAGATCATGAGTTTGTGGCCAGGGAACGAGGCACGCACTCGTAAGGAAGAGGTCGTCCAGGCCCTGGAGAGCCAGAGGGCGCAGGACGTCATGGATGCTCACAACTGTTCGATCGGCCGTGTTAGGAGCCTGGTTAACGCGTCCGAAGCCGAAGTCGCCGGCAGGCTCATACGTTATACTCTACACGTCAATGTCACTGCCCTCCACGTTAAGGAGAGACTCAACCCGCCGTACTACGATAAGTTCAACGAAGCCACACAGGACGGCACCGCTAATCCGCCGCTGATCAACGTCGACCCATGAATTACCACGGAGGACAAACATCGTGAGCAATCAACAAGGACAAAGTCTGGACCTGGCGAATGTCATTTCGGTGACGGTGCTACCGACTCCTGCACAGCTCGGTTCCCCACTAATCAACACCATCGCGCTCTTCTCGAAGGAGGTTCCTACCGGCTGGACACCGGGACAGACGTACGGGGTCTACCTCGAACCCTCCGCCGTGGCGACCGACTTCGGGGTCAACTCGGACGCGTATGCTCTCGCGAGCGCCGTGTTCCGGCAGGTTCCCAACCCCGTGGAGACCGACGGATACCTGGTTATCATCCCTCGGCTGCAGAGTCCATCCCTGGAGACCGTGCGCAATGCCATCGCTCGCATGGGAGACACTGTGTACTACTACAGCGTACTCATTGACGAGGAACTCGCCTACTCAGATGCAGTAGAGTTCGCGGCCCTGGCGTCCATGATTCACGGTCTCAAGAAGGCATTTGGGTACTGCTCCTCGTACGTCGCGGACTTGGAGCCGAACTCGGTCCTCGACCTCCTGCGCCAGGGAGGCCTGTTCCGGTGCCGGGCCTTCTACCACGGCAACGCCCTCCTCAACGGCGCAGCCGTCCAGCAAACCCAGATCTTCTCGGCCTCCTACCTGGGCCGCGGTCTCTCGGTTGACTTCTCTGGAGCCGGCACGGCGATCACGATGCACGGCAAGGGGCTGGCCGGGATCACCCCGGACCAGACCATCGGGCAGACGCAGCTCGAGAAGGCGAAAACCGCGGGCATCGACACCTACGTGTCCGTCGCCGGGATCCCGATGGTGTTCAGCACCGGGGCGAACGTCTTCTTCGACGAGGTGTACAACAAGGACTGGCTCGCCATGGAGCTCCAGGTGGCCGGGTTCAACTACCTGATCCCCACGAGCTTCAAGATCCCTCAGACCAACTCGGGGATGGAGGGGCTCAAGGGCGCCTACCGTAAGGTCTGCGCCCAGTCCGTGGACAACGGCGTCGCCGCTCCCGGCACCTGGACCGCGGCGGTTCCTCCCGGCATCCCGCAGGAGCTGTTCATGAGCAACATCGAGAACGTGGGGTACTTCGTCTGGTCCCTGCCGATCTCGAGGCAGAGCTCGGCGGACCGGATCGCGCGCAAGGCGCCGCTAGTCCAGATCGCGCTCAAGTTGGCCGGAGCCATCCACAGCTCCAACGTCATCGTGCAGGTAAACAACTAGGAGGCTACCATGGCTGCTGTCGCCCTCTCCGGAAAGGACGTCATCCAGATCAACGACGAGGTCGTGACGGATCTCGCCGATACCGACTGCGTCAAGCTCGAGTTCCCAGACGTGATCGGGGTCATGAAGCTGTCGAAGGACGGCAACTCGGTGTACGCGTTCAAGTACACCGGTCTCCAGGTCAAAGTCACGATCCGGGTCGTCCGCGGGTCGTACGACGACCAGATCCTGAACGGCCTGATGCAGCAGTTCATCCAGGCTCCAGACCTGTTCACCCTCATGACCGCGTTCTTCGTCAAGCGGATCGGTGACGGCGCAGGGAACATCGTCTCCGAGGTGTACCAGCTCGCTGGCGGCATCTTCGAGAAGATCCCCGGCGCGTCCATGAACACCGAGGGCGACACGAACCAGTCCGTGACCGAGTACGCCATGCTGTTCCGGAACAACTCGCGCCTGATGCAATAACACCCGGGCTAGTCCTGGGAGGGAGGTCGGGAGATGAGTCAGGGAGACATGGTCGCGCTTCCCAGCGGGGCCAAGCTGTTCGCAAGTCCGTCGTCATGGGAGAACGCCAAGGCCCTACACGACGCGGTTCTCAAGGAGATCAAGGGGACGTCAGGGGTTGCCGGCCTAGACCTCGAGCTGGTCAAGGAGGCGTTCGAGGAGAAGAGCGCGTCGGCTTTCTCCCACGTGCTAGACAAGATCGTCGGGGTGGCGTGCTCGAAGGCCATCGAAGACGCAATCTTCTCCTGCGCTGAGAAAGCCATCTACCAGCCGTCTGGAGAGGAGACGTCCATCAAGGTGACCCGGGCGATGTTCAACAACCCGGACACTCGGGACCAGGCTCGGGGAGACTACTACGCGATCGCGTTCCACGTCGCCGAGGTCAACCTGCGCCCTTTTGTCAAGGCCCTCTTTTCGTCGTTGAAGGCCCTCGGGGAGAGGAGCGCCGCCAGCCGAGGGTCAAGTGCAACCTGAGGGACACGGACATGATCGCCCTGCGTCTCGCCTCCTCTGGCTACGGGGGTGGAAACCCAACGACCATACGGGCCATGCGCGTAGACGACGTCTTGGCCATGGTGCAGTACGAGATCTTCAAGGGTGAGTACGAGAGGGCGTTCGTGGAGCTGAACAGGAAGAGCTGAGGACATGGGAAAGAAGATCGGAGAATTTTTCGTCGACATCACTGTCGACGCCATGTCAGGCAACTTGTCTGTTCGTCAACTCGTCAGTGCACTTGGGGACCTAGAGGCCTCCGCGCTCGGAGGTGCTTTCGGCGTTACGAAAGCCGTCGACAAGTTCGTCGACATGGCCAAGGGAGCCATGAACGCGGCCATCGGCCTGGAGATGCTCCGCGCCCTGACAGGTGAGAGCACGTCCACCCTGCAGCGGTGGACCAAGGCCGCGGAGGCTACCAGGATAGGCGCCGACGTCGTAGTGTCCGGTCTGCGCGGGTACCAGAGCTTGGTGGCGCAGATGGGTAGGACGGGCGTGCCGGCACAGGAGCTACAGCAGTTTTTCTTGACGACCGGGGTCAGCATCTTGGATGCCAAGGGTAAGGCGCGAGATTACTTCGACGTTCTCGAGGATATATCGAAGAGCGAGAAGTTCTGGGCTCTGGACAAGACAACCGGAGGTCGCGCGCAGACGCTGGACGCCTTGGCAAAGCTCGGTGGGGACGAAAAGACCATTCGCCTTCTGGAGCTCATGCGCTCTGGCGAGTGGGGAAAAGCTCTATCAGCCGCTCCGGTCATGTCAGACAAGCAAGTCAAGGATCTCGCTCAGGTGAGTCGTGACTTCGGGCAAATCAGCAACCTGATGCTCAGCATCACCAACAACCTCATGACATGGGGAGGGAAGCTTCACGAAACACTGAAGTCAGTGATCACGTTGTTGGAGGATGTCAACAAGCTGATTCCCGGCAAGACGACAAAAGAAGAGTTCATGCAAAACCACCCGCAGGTCATGGCGACCTTGATGGGAGGTGGACCGCAAGGATTTTTGTTGCAGAAATTCTTGGAATACTCCAAGTCTCCTGAAGAGTCGATGCGCAAGTTGACCGAGTTATTCGGAGCAGGCGTGGGAGTGTCCCCCGGCATGGAAGCCAAGCTCGATATTACGAGTCGTGTGGTCGGACCCGATGGTAAAGTCATGCCATCTACCGCTACCGTATCCGCCAGGGACGTGAAAGCCGGTGTGCTTACCGGCGTCGCGCAGGGTCGCGGCTCCGCGGAATCCGCCAAAGGAGGTACGCCGAGGTGATCGGCACCGTCATCCCGAAGGCGCAGGCGGTGGTAGCTTCAGCGGCCGCCGTCAAGAACCTGATCTCCGGGCTCACCGGTCTCAAGAACATGGTGGGTCGATCCCTGGGACTCAACGTCTTCGAGTTCCTGGCACAGGATATTGGCGGGTTCGAGTTCGACTATATCGGCGAGCAGAACATGCAGGCCGGGGCCGAGGCCTCCGAGCACTACACGGCGGACAACTTCTTCGTGCAGGATCACGTGACGCTGAAGCCAATCACTTTGGTTTGTAAAGGGTTCGTCGGCGAGCTGCGGCAGACCAGGACACAGTCGTATGGACTGTTCGGTCTCGGCGCTCTACAGGCCGCGCTCCAGCCAATCACTCCGTATATCAACAAGTACTCCCCTGGTACGGGGTACAAGATGAACCGGGCTCTCACGAAGACTAACAGCGTCCTGAATAAGCTCGGCAAGATCATGAATCTGGCCGGGAGCATCATGAAGCTCGTCGCGCCGAAGTACTTCCCCACTCGCATTCAGGAGGCATATCGCAAGCTCATCGAGCTCCAGGAGCTGAAGATGCCCGTTATGGTCAAGCAGCCGTACGACAAGGCCAACGAGATTCCCTTTAAGAACATGCTCATCACCAACGTGCAGATCATCGCCCCGGAGGACTCGCGGGGCATCACCGACATCACCGTGACTCTTACGGAGATCAGATTTGCTCGCACTCCGGTGTCACCATCGAACTCTCGAAAATCAGGTGGAGACACAAAGTCGGATCAGGGAGCCACCAACGGGTCGACCGCGACACAGGGAACCGAGGGCGCGTCCGGAGGGCTGGGGTCGAGAGCTCCGGCAGCAGCTTTGCCATGATACAGCTTATGAACCTGTCGGGGGCAGCGGTCCAGGAGATATCGGTTATACTCCAGGACGGATCGTCCGTACAACTAACATTTGATTACCGACCAGCGGTACAGCGATGGTCAATGAGTGTTGCGTGGAAGACCTTCGCTGCGAACAACATCATGCTGGCAACCCATCCGAACATCTTGCGCCCGTGGCGGAACGCTATCCCTTTTGGGATCTGCGTCTCCACGGACGACGGGACTGACCCGTTTATGGTCACTGACTTCGAGCAAGGTCGAGTCAAGATTTTCGTGCTGGATGAGACAACCGACGGAGACGATCTGGACTACATAGAGAGGACGTACTTCAGTGCCTAGGGTTAACAAGTGGTTGCGGGCGTATGAGCTCAAGATCACTGGGCGCAAGTACGTCCACACGATTACCAATCCGATCACCCTCGATTTCGACATCATGCGCACGGTGTTTCAGGGACTCAATACTGGAAACTTTACCTTGTACGGGTTACACCCTAATACTCAGAAGGACATCTACAAGGATAGCCCCGGCCTGGTGGTGAGCGCAGAAAACCCGGACCTCAAGATCGAGCTCGCAGTTTGGTACGAGTCACTTCCGTCTCCGGTCACGATCTTCAAGGGGTCCATCCAGAAGGCCTACACGCACCGCTCCGGGGCAGAGGTGGTCACGGAGATTGAGGCTCTTGACGGCATGCTCGCCGTGTCGAAAGCTACGATGCAGCATGTTCTCCCAGGAGGGTGGAACGCAAAGACTTTGCTTGATGCGATGTCAACGAGCATGTCCGGTGAGGGGGTCAAGCCCGCGGTGATTAGCGGACGGTTCAATATGACCGGCTCCCGCAGCCTACCCCTCAGCGGCAACACCTGGGCAGAGTTCCGAAAGCACCTAGGACCGGATTCGCAGGTGTACATCGACATGGAGCGCCTGTACGTCCTGAAGGAGGACGAGGCTTTCGACGTGCCGGGGAACATTCCGATCATCGACAGCTCGGTCGGCCTCTTAGAAACCCCGCGAAAGTCCTACACCACGGTTGACTTCAAGATGCTTCTCGAGCCGAGGATCTTCCCCGGTCAGGTCGTGCGAGTGGACTCTACCCTGGTACAGGACGACGTCTTTCCGGATAAGGTGGTGGTTCAGCACATTCACCACGCAGGGACAATATCCGGGGCAAGCAACTCCCCGGCGACTACAACTCTCAAGACCGGCATACCGCTGCTCGGCGGGCCGGTGTTGGTGGGACTACGATGAATCGCAAGATGGCGTTCGAGCCAGGGATCCGGGAGCTCCTCGACGTCGAGAGGATGAACTCCTTCGATGATCTGCGAGTGGCCATGCCAGGCGAGATCCAGGAGTTCGACCCGGCGAAGATGACTGTCAAGGTGAAGCCGGCCTTCAGTCGGATCATGAGCAGCGGAGAGGTGGTCGCCATTCCTCAGCTCGTGGACGTGCCGGTCTTCACTTTGCAGGGAGGGAAGGCTCACGTCAAGCTCCCCATCAGCAAGGGGGACGAGTGCCTTCTGATCTTCGCTGACTCCAGCATTGACACGTGGTTCGAGAATGGCGGACAGCAGGCTCCTCCTCACGACAGGATGCACTCCCTGGCGGATGGGTTCGCGATCGTAGGGTTCAACTCCCAGGTACGCGCGCTGATTAGTCCGATCGACGACGCCGACGAAGCTGGCATCGGGAGTAAGGATGGTGCGTCTGAAGCCGCCGTCGCCGTCAAGCCATCCACCGGGAAGATCCGGATCCAAAACCAGACCGAGAGTCTCCTCGCGATTTTATCGGACCTCGTTACGGTCTTAAAGGGTATTCAGGTTGAGGGTCCGATACCCCTAACTAGCGTCTCGATCGCCGCGATCAATGCATTTACACTGCGACTGGAGGCGCTCCTGTATAAGAAGATATGAAATTTCGAGGAATAGACTCCGCCGGCGACTGGATGTTCGGTCAGGGAACCGGAAGCTACGCTCAGGAGGAGGATGCCCTGGCGCTTAGTATTGCGACCCGCCTGCGGTCGCTATATGGTAACTGCTTCTTCGACCCGGAGTTCGGGATTGACTATCTGACTCGCATGAACCCAGGTAGGGAGAGGGACCTTATTACGGACATGATCGCGACCATCGAGCAAACCGACGGGGTGGTTCGAGTTGAGGCGTTCAGCCATACGCTGAACACGACCATCAGGAGACTACCAACGAGGTATATGGTGTCGAGTGTCTTCGGCACTAAGTTCGAGAGGACCATTGACAACGTCGCGGGGGTGCTGTGATGCCTAACGTGCTGGACGCGAACGGACTCCAGACTGCCACGACCGCGGAGCAGGTCTCGGCCCTGGAAACGGCCATGAAGGCCATCTACGGCCAGGACATCGACGTCGCGTCGAACTCCCCGGACGGGCAGCTGATCAACATATTCGTACAGGCGATGCAGGACCTGCTCGATCTCCTGACCAACATCTACAACATGTTCTCGGTTGACAGCGCGGCGGGGATCATGCTCCACCGCCTCGTGGCGATCAACGGACTCACTCTGCGGCCGGGGGCGTACACCACCACCCCGGCGGAGGTTACGGTCGACCGCGCCTTGACGTTGTATGGTCTGGACCAGGACGTGCAGGTACCGTTCTCGGTCCGCGACGCGAACAACGTCTGGACCCTGGCATCCACCTACGCGTTCGGCGGGGTAGGGACGCAGGCCCTAGTATTCCAGTGCGACCAGATGGGGGTCATCGTTCCCCTCCCCAACACCATCGTTCAGATCAACACCCCCACCCTCGGTGTGATGCAGGTCAACAACCCGACAGTGGCCGGTACGGTGGCCGGGCAGGTAGAGGAGACCGACGTCGAGCTTCGGAGGCGCCACGGGCAGATGTTCAAGCTCGCCGCTACCGGACCGTTTGACGCCATACAGGCGGCCCTGCTTGCCATCCCTTCCGTGGCCGACGCCCTCGTGGTGGAAAACGCCACAGGATCACCGGTTGGCAGTCAGCCGGCGCACTCCATCTGGGCGATCGTCGTCGGCGGTACCGGACCTGAGATCGGGCAGGCCATCTACTCCAAGAAAGCTCCAGGGTGCAACATGTACGGAGCGCTATCCGAAGTAGTGACGCGGCCGAATGGCGAGACGTTTACTGCCTTGTACGACGTCGGCGTCGAGCAGCGTCTCTGGGCTGAGTTTGGCGTACTCTCGAAAGTTGCAGGTATTACTTTCGATAAACCACTCCTTGAACAGCAAATGGCCGCTGCGATGGACGGGTACTTTAAGCTCAACCAGTCCGCTAGCATTGGAGATCTAGCACAGATCTTGGCGGAGATCGAGCCACGCGCCATTATGGTATCAGCTGGAGTTTCTACGGACGGAATGTCGTTCTCCGATAACGTAAGCCCTACGTCGGCGAAGTACTACTTCAACCTAGCAGCGGCAGACATCAACATATCATAATATGCCCGGAACAGAGCTGACCGAGTCCCCAACTCCAACAGAGGTCGCGGCCTACTATGCCTCGTGCTTGATCGCGCAGTACTACAACAAGCCGAAGGCCATCGCGACCGTCGAGGCGTATGCCGGGCAGCTGATCGCCGACAACATCGCACTGAACGTCCGCGATGGGTTCGACTTGGAGGTTGCGGTCGGTCAGCAGCTCGACTTCCTAGGAAAACTTCGAGGAATCTCCAGGTACTACTTTAGCCTGGTACTCACGAAGACGTACATGGCCCTGCCATCCTACGATGATCCGTCCCCGGGATCGTACCTCGGTCTGTCGACGTATGATCTCCCGCAGCCTCCGGCGTGGCACACGATGTTGTATGACGATTTCATCGCGAACACATTACTCGATGGGGATTTCAGGAGGGTCATCAAGTTTCTGGCGAAGATACACTCCTGCGACTACTCACTGCAGGCCCTGGATAATATCTTCTTTGAGTTCTTCTTCGGCAACGTGAACATCCTCGACAACGTAAACATGACGATGACGTATCAGCACCTGACGTCCGACACCGATAATCTGTTCGAGATCGTGAAGCAGATGGGGTTGCTCCCCAGACCAGCCGGAGTGACAGTATCTACGGCAGAGGTTCCGTCTTTCTAAGGGAGGAGTGATGGCAAAGATCATACGTGTGACGCACAAAGTGTTCGGGAGTACGGGAGCTACTAGCTACTTCGCCAAGTTCGGGTCACTACAGGCTGGATCCCCGATCAAGAGCAAGGATATTGCCACTATCCAGAGTCTGCCGGCGTGGGATTCCGGGTGGCAGGACGCCATCTACGCCGCCAACAAGGCCATGCTCCTAGAGGACATGAACGCGTTCTCCTATGCGCACTCCCTCCAGATCGCCTATCTGTTGCAGGAAGGTCTCCCGGAGTGGGACGCTGCTACAGAGTATCACGAGAACTCCGTAGTTAAGCTTCCCCTCACCCTGGGAGGTTCCGTCGGATCCCCTCAGGAGTTTGTCAGCCTACAGAATAATAACGTCGGACACACTCCTCCGGTTGGGGCCACCGACACATGGTGGAAGTGGATCAATCCTCCGGTCGTGACCCCCACGGCAGTCCCTCCCGGCACTATCTTGCCGTACGGCGGTATCGTACTTCCGTCGCAATTTATCTGGTGCGATGGCGTTGCTTATGACGGGGGACTCTCAACGTACGCCGCTGTGTACGCCGCCATTGGCACGAGATGGGGTAATGGTGGAGGTGCGTCTAATTGGTTCAACGCTCCTGACCTGCGGGGCGTCGGACTGCGTGGTAATAATGATTTTGGGATCGGAGATGCAGCGGATGCGTTCATAGATCCAGACAGACTCACGCGTGTCTTGCGCAAGCCTGGAGGTGCGACGGGTAACGCGATCGGTACGTATCAACTAGATGAGTTCAAGGCGCATGTACATACTCAAATAAGTTCTTATAACGCGGCAGTACCAAGTGGGTCTGGATACCCGCTTGTCAAAAATGACGAAACCGTCCCTACAGGTTCCACGGGTGGAAACGAAACACGCATGAAAAACGCCGCTGTTGGATTCATCATTAAGTTGTAGGAGAGACAATATGAAGAAGTTACTCGTCGCAGTCGTCCTCGCGCTGGTTGCCAGCGCACAGTGCGTACCAGCTCACGCGGACGGCATGCCGTCCACGGGGAGCTTCACGGTCGTGAGCTCGCCTGATCTCTCCGCGGCATACGCCTCGGGGCAGATCACCATCAGCTCGGTCGCCGGGTCGATCGGAGCCAAGGTCACGGTCGCCTCCGTCGCCCTTCGCGAAGGCGTTCATTGGAGAGTTGGCGTCAGCTCGTACGCTACCGCCTCCTCTCTCGCGTCTGCCATCAACCAGTATGTTGGGCAGGTGACCGCCGCAGTGCTGCTTCATGGACATGTGATTCAGCTGACGGCTTCAGATACCGGAGCGCTGTACAACTCGGTCAGTCTGAGGACGTCCACTCCGACCGCGATCGGCGTGAGCGGTGCAACCTTGGCCGGCGGCCTCGACAACGCGTCTGTGAGCATTCATCATATGCAACTTGTCCAGGGTCGTGACTGGTTCGTCGGAGCATCCGAGGCCGATACGGCCTTGAGCCTTGCCACGGCGATCAACCGCAATGCAGGTACGAGTGCCATCGTCGAAGCTCTGCCGAATGGAGCCTTGATACTCCTGCAGGCTACCCTGTCCCCGAATCACTACGTGCTTGGGTACTCGGGGAAGGCCGGTGCTATCACGAAGTCTGGCGCGACCATGACGGGTGGTACGGTCGGCAACTTGGCGAGGTTCAACTGCGACCTCGGCAGCGTGGGTACGCTCCCGACAGCGGACTTCCCGGCGGGGTGCAAGGCGTACCAGACCTCCGACAACAAGCTCTACGTCTCTACCGAGCAGGTTGTCGGTGTCGACTCGTGGAAGGGACTCTGGTAAGGAAGTAGGAACGGGAGGGATCGGTCATGGTGAAAGCGCTAGCTCTCACGACTCTACTCTGGTGCGGGCAAGCTGTCGCTGCACCGATCCCTCCCATCGGGCGATCCGGTATCGACAACTCTGGCGCTCCACAGAACGCTCAGTTTAATGTCGGCACCGGTACGATTCGAGGTTTACTCACTGCGGATCGCATCGACACTAACTCCCTGGATGTCGGTGCGTTTACGGCCACTAGCTTAGTGGGAGACGGCTCTGGGATCCTAAACCTAAACGCCACGCAACTACTCCTCGGTACGGTCCCGTCGGCTCGGA